ACGCCATGGACCTGACCCAGGACACCGTTCGCGCCAGGGGTGGGTGGCTTGGCCTTGGAACCGACACGACGGAGGAAGACAAGGTTTCTCTGCCAAGCGGCCACCCGCTGATGTGGGGACTGCTCACGCGCGGAACCTATCTCGATGGGGAGCCCTACCTACCCATGGTTTCGGCGGCGGCATCGCTGCCGTGCTGACCCTCGGCATTGACCCCGGACGCTCCGGGGCGCTTGCCTGGGTAGACTTTGACCACGCAACTGCATCACCAATGCAGCGGCCAAGGCTTGTTGAGGTGCAAGATATGCCGATCAAGCTAATTCGCGGCAAATACAAGGTTGATGCAGCCGAGATAGCTGCGATGGTTCGGCGGCTTATGCCGGGCATCATCGCAATAGAAGGCGTCGGATCGAGGCCCGGCGAAGGCCATGTAGGAGCATTTTCGTTCGGCTACTGCGCCGGTCTGCTTGAGGGCGTTGGCGCAGGTCTCGGCGTCACGGTGAGAATTCTTCCGGCCGCAAGCTGGAAACGTTACGCTGGCGTTCCATCAGACAAGGATGAATGCCGCAGGGTTGCAAGGGGCCGGTGGCCGGAGTTTCGTGACTTTTTTTCTAGGGGTAAGGATCACGACAGGGCAGATGCAGCGCTACTCGCCGAGTGGGCTGCGAAAAACCTGCGCATCAACAAATCATTAAGGATACATTGAGGTGTCAAATCGTATCACTCTGGCGCAGCTTGCCAAGATGAACGCGACGGAGGTATCAGCCCTTCCGATCGATCAGCTTGAATTGCTGCTTGAGGATGTGGCGGAACTCAAGGCGCGGGCCGCAAGGCTCGATGGCATTCTTTCGAGCGCCCTTCACATGCGCTTCTCTGAGGGGGCTCACGCGGCCCGGCGGGCTGCCGGGAAGGACACCGGCACTGTCCGGCTGGCGGATGGTGATGTCGTCATCGTGGCGGACCTTCCGAAGAAGGTCGAATGGGATCAGGCGAAGCTGGACGCGGCTGTCCAGGTCGTGAAGGGCTGGGGTGAGAACCCGGCAGACTATATCGAGGTAAAGCTTTCGGTCGCCGAGCGGAAGTTTGAGGCGTGGCCCCCGGCCATTCAAAGGGAGTTCATCGGCGCGCGAACGGTCAGCGCGGGCAAGCCCACATACAAGATTGTGCGGGCCGCCGCCACGAAGGCCGCCGCGTGATGGCAAAGTTTCGGGCTTTTGTCACGCGGCAAATCACCATCAATGAGCATGCCTTAATTGAGTTTGATTTATGCGCTGACGCCAACCCCGTCATTCGCGCCAAGGAACTTGCGCCGCGTAGCCGTGACTGGGTGCGGTTGGACCGGCGCGAACAGATTGACGTGGTTATGTGCAACAAGCTGACGCCGGAGGCCGCGTGACATGGCAATTTCTCTCGCATCACTGCGGCGCGCTGGTGAAGTAGAACAGCCGCCGCGCATCGTGATCTTCGGCGTGCATGGCGTTGGCAAGACAAGCCTTGCGGCCGGGGCTCCGTCGCCAGTTTTCATCCAGACGGAAGACGGCATTGCCGACCCTCGGCTTGCTGACATTCCAACATTCGGCGTGCTTTCTCAATACAGCGAGGTCTATGAGGCAATAACATCACTATACACGGAGGATCACAGCTTCAAGACGGTCATCATCGATACTCTCGATTGGCTTGAGCCGATCATCTGGCGGGAGGCGGCAGACCGGAACGGATGGGAAGACATCGAGACGCCCGGCTATGGCAAGGGCTACATGGCTGCCCTGGACGTGTGGCGGGAGTTTTTCGGCGGCCTCACGGCGCTGCGGAATGACAGGGGCATGGGCATCATCATGCTTGCCCATGCGGCAATCAAGAAATTCGAGGCACCGGACACGGAGCCATATGACCGCTACCGTATCAAGCTGCATGAGAGCGCCGCTGGCATCGGCGCGGCCCCACTCGTGCAAGAGCACGTTGATTGCGTGCTCTTCGTGAACTACGTAGTTTCCATTACGAAGGACAAAAAGACGCCCATGGGCAAGGCGGCGGATGGTCACGCGCGGGGCGTCGGATCGGGGCAGCGTGCCGTTTACACGGCAGAACGGCCCGCGTTCCTCGCGAAGAACCGATACGGAATGCAAGACATGATCTTGCTGCCGAACGATCCGAGCAAGGCGTGGCCAACGGTGGCCGCCCAAATCCCCTACTACAACCCAGCCGCCGCCTAAGCGTCGGCAATCAGGAGAGCACACAACATGGCACAACTTGGTGGCGTTTTCGACGCGAGCAAAGTGGACCCCAACGCCGGCTTCGATGTCATCCCGGCCGGAAAGTATATCGCGCAGATCATCAAGAGCGATATGCTTCCGACCAGCGATGGCCAGGGGCAGTTTCTCAAGCTGGAATACGAGATCATTGAGGGCGAGTTCAAGGGCCGGAGGCTCTGGAACAACCTCAATCTCGTCAACAACAGCGCGCTGGCGGTGGAGATCGCGCAACGTGATCTTTCCGCGATCTGCCATGCTGTGGGGGAGATTGAGGTGAGCGACAGTGAGCAGCTTCACTTCAAGCCGCTCCTGGTGACGGTTAAGGTTCGCCCGGCCGGGAAGGACAAGAAAGGTATCGAGCACAACGCGCAAAACGAGATCGGCGGCCACGCCAGAGCCAGCGATCTCCCGCTCCCCACGGCCCGCCCCGCCACCCAGGCGGTGGCGCGCCCGTCCCCCGCGCCCGCCACCCAGGCGGTGGCGCGCCCGGCCCCCGCGCCCGCCAAGGCCCCGCCGCCGTGGGCCAAGAGCAGGGCCGCCTAGCCAAGCTCAGACCGCCCCCAGGCGCATCCGCGCGCCTGGGGAGCTACCCCAGTAGAGGACCCGCCATGGCCGCCATACCAAGCCGCCCGCAGCCCACCGTAGAGGCCATCTATCGGCAGCGCGAAGCCACGCAGGAGAGCGGCCACCGATACCATCTTGGCGCTTCGCTCATCGGCAACGAATGCAGCCGAGCCCTCTGGTATACCTTCCGCTGGGCAACGCGCGCGGCTCACCCCGGCCGCGTCCTGGGCATCTTTGAGACCGGCAGGCGGGAGGAAGCCCGCTTTGTCGAAGACCTCCGCTCAATCGGCGTGACGGCCATCGACGCAGACCCCGAAGACCCCGCCAAGCAGATCGGCGTGAGAAATGAGTTCGGTCATTTTGGCGGCAGCCTTGACGCAATGTTGCTTGGTATCCCCGGGGCCGAAAAGACTTGGCATGTTGGCGAGTTCAAGACGCACAACAGCAAGAGCTTCATAGAGACGAAGAACAAGGGGGTTGAGGCAGCCAAGCCGCAGCACTATGCGCAGATGCAGATGTATATGCACTATACCGGCGTCGATCGCGCGTTTTATTTCTTCAAAAACAAGAATGATGATGATCTCGCGGAAGAGCGCATCAAGTATGACGTGACATTCGCCCTTCGCATGGATGCAAAGGCCGATCGCATCGTGAAGTCACCAACGCCACCGCAGGGCGTATCGACTAGCGAGGATTGGCACGCTTGCCGCATGTGCGATCACAAAGAAGTTTGCCATAAAGGCAAAATGCCAGAGCGCAACTGCCGAACGTGCCTGCACTCAACGCCGATAGAGGGCGGGGGGTGGTGGTGCCATGGCGTGGGCAAGCAACTATCTCGCGAAGATCAGGAAAGCGGATGCGCGGCGCATCTCTACATCCCGGACTTCATTAAGGGAGAGCAGGTAGACGCATCCGACATCACGGTGACATACAAGATGCTTGACGGATCAATTTTTGTCGATGGATTGCGCGGCGCTTTGGAGTGCGTAGCATGAGCCTTACACTGCGCTATTACCAACGCGAAGCCATCGAAGCCGTATGGGAATACCTAAGATCCGGCAAGGGTAAGCGTCCCCTTGTCGTCATCCCAACGGCGGGCGGAAAGTCCCTGGTCATCACTTCTCTTATACAGGATATCATTGCCTATGATCGGGACGCCCGCATTCTAAACCTGACGCATGTGCCGGAATTGATCGAGCAGAATTACGCCGAGCTTATCGGGGCGTGGGCCGATGCCCCGGCTGGAATTTACTCCGCAAAGCTGGGCAAGCGTCAGATAGGCGCGAAGATCATCTTTGCCGGAATACAATCGATCCATCGCAGGGCATACAATCTTCAAAAAATAGACTTCGTGCTTATCGATGAAGCGCACCTTGTTCCGCGCACCGAAAACACGATGTATCTGCGCCTTATAGCTGACCTGCTTGTTATCAACCCTGACCTTGTAGTGATCGGCTTTACGGCAACGCCATTCAGAACTGACAGCGGCAGGCTGCACGAAGGAAAAGATGCACTATTCGACGGCGTTGCCTATGATATCAATGTCGGAACCCTCATTCGGGAAGGCTATCTTACAAAACCCGTTACGGTTCCGGCAAAATCGCAGATTGACACAACCGGCATTAAGATTGTTGCCGGTGAGTTCAACCAAGCCCAGCTTTCGCGAGTGGCAAACGACCCCGCCACTATCGAAGCCATTGCAAGGGAGGCGGTTTCGCATAGCGAAGGGCGCAAGGGCATTCTTGTTTTCGGCTGCGGCAAAGAGCATACAAAGCTACTTTGCGATGCCATAGCAGAGCTTGGCATACCTGGGGAAGTCATCTTTGGCGACACGCCCGCAGGGCTCAGGCGGGCAATCGTGAGCAGGTTTAAGGCGCAGGCAATCCGTTTGCTGGGAAGCATGGGGGTTCTCACTACGGGGTTCAACGCCCGCCACGTTGACATGATTATACTTGCACGCGCAACAAAGTCGCTGGTGCTATATATTCAGATTATCGGTCGCGGAATGCGGCTGTGGCCAGGGAAAGAAGACTGCCTTGTCCTGGACTTCGGAGGCAATATCGAGAGGCATGGGCCTATTGATAACCCCAAAATTCGTGACGAGAGGGCTCCGAAAAAGAAGGATGATCCAAGGTCTCCGACAAAGTATTGCATCCGCTGCGATGCTCCGAATGCAATATCAGCAACCGTATGCTCAGACTGCGGAATGCCGTTCCCCGCCATTGTCAGCCTCATAGATACAACTGCCGCATCTCTTGAAATCGTCAGCATGGAGGCAGCAGCACCGAGGGAGGATATCGATGTTGCCAAGCGGAGCGACTTGATACCGTCATGGTGCGATGTAAACGGAGTTTCTTATGCGCGGCACGAAAAGCCAGGAAGCGCGCCAACGCTTCGTGTGACCTACCAATGCGGCCTGTTGCAGCATCGCGAGTGGATTGCGATTGAGCATCCGCCGGGCGGCGCAAGGCATCGCGCCGTAGCTTGGTGGCGGCGGCGGGCCGAGGCCGGGACGGAAATCCCCAACACGGTTGACCAAGCCCTTGACTTGGTAAGTGGGCTCGATACGCCTCGCCAGATCGCAGTGAGGCCGAACGGCAAGCATGCCGAGATCATCGGCCACCGCTACTTCGGCCGCGAAACTGGAATTCGGGCCGCGTCGTGAAGTTGTGCGACTGTTGCCCTAGAGAAGCGGGGGGCCTCGGTTGGGATGAAGTGGTCAGGGGCTACAGCAAGAAAACGAAGCTGCGCTTCGTCCGCACAATCAAGCAGTTTTCAGCATGTTCATTCCGTTGCATGGACATCATACACGATAGGAAGGGCAAAATGATCGATCCTACGGTTAATGAGATTGGAGCTATGCAGGATGCGGCCGAGAGGGGTGGCGAGTTCCTTGAGGGGCTTGGCAAGACGGACCTTGCAACCATGACCACAGACGAATGGATGCAGTTTGTTGACGCGATCTGCACGGGCTTCGTGGAGAGCATGCAGTATCGCCAAGCGCCGCCTGAGCATGAGGCGCGCAGGGCGGCGCTCTTTGGCCCCGCAGCGCCATCGGGCGCTCTTAACAACCGCTTTATTGACGATGAAATTCCGTTCTGACATTAGGATTGATTTGTCATATACAGCAACAAATAAGGCATACACCCATGACATCAAGCATCAATGAGCCATCCGCACCACCGTTTGGAACGATTACGGTTGCGGCGCACGATGCCGTTCGCGAGGCCTGTTCGGCCTCTGCCAAGTATCCTCCGCTCAAGTCGGCGCATGAGGGCTACGCCGTTCTTCTTGAGGAGGTCGAGGAACTGTGGGCTCATGTCAAGACAAACCAGAAGCGGCGCGATCTTGCGGAGATGCGCAAAGAGGCCATTCAGGCCGCCGCGATGGCTCTGCGTTTCGTTTCTGACATCTGCGACGGCGGCCGGGGGCGCGTGTGATGAAGCGCAAGTTTAATGCGGGTGACTTTGTTCGCATCATCCACAGCGATTGGCCAGAAACATTTCCATCCGGAACTATTCACGAAGTTGCGTCTGTTAACGTTCTTTCTGATGATACGATCTGCGTGAAATTGATTGGACAACCATATCGTCCGTGGAATTTTTTCTATGAACATGAGCTTGAAAAATTTACGGGATTTGATGAGAGGGGCATGTATATCGGCCTAATCCGCAACCCCGCAGGGCCGGGGGACGTTTGCGTTGAAGACGGCAGCGCCCTCGCGGGGCTAATGAAAGAGATCGAGCACGCTGTTGTGCTCAATGAAGATGTTGGCGCAAATCCAACAGATCTTTTCGAGGCTGCGTGTAGCATATTCATTTCGGCAAGTATGGCTCTCCAAGCTGCCGGTTTGAATTCCACCCGCTCTCCACAAACGCGCGAAGCCATGATTGGCTTCGCCGCTTCGGTCGTTCAGTTCATTCGGGACTTCACTTGATATAAGGGGCCATGCAGTTGATAGAACTACCGAACTTCATGGCCTCTCACGGCGAGCGCATGATAGATAACGGATACAGCATCATTCCCATTATGCCGGGCATGAAAGTTCCCGGCCAATACATCGGCGGGGAATGGAGACCCTACAAAGACTGGTCCCGCCA